CCGCCTTCTTTTAATGTTATCATTAGTTGGCCACCGCTCGAATCAATGTGTCTATAGTTTTAGAACCAGTATTTGGATTACTAATTTGTTCTTTATTTTGTGCAATACGTTGTTGTAAAGTCGCAAGAGCCTCCGGTTCAAGGCCCAGCGATCTAGCAACGCCATCTCTAGTATATGCCGCGCTGGCCGATGCTCCACCTTGGGTTTGTTGTCCCGGCTGACTTTGATTTGCGCTAGTTACAGAGGACAATGCTAAATCAGCATATTGCTGGAATGCTGTATCAACAGCTTTGGGATTTTTTCCTTTAAGTGTTTTCATTTGTGAAAAAATACCATTTAATTTCGCTTGAACTTCGGGGGAAGTTTTGTCTAATCCCGGTATTTTTTGTTTTATCCAACTAGGAAATTCAGTAGCAATATCTTTTTTTGAAGTGCGGTCGGCAGTTTTTGCCCCGGCAGGTATGGCTATACCCCCTGGACTCATAGTTACATTATCTTCTCTAATCCCTGATTGTGGGCTCATTTGTTTATTTTGTGCCGCTATAGTTTGCTGTAATTTTGACTGTGGCGGTTTGGCAGCTTGTTGCTGAGCATATATTTGCGCCGCGTTAGGGGTAATTTCATATCCAATATCAAATTCTTGATCAAATGCCTGTTGAAGTTGAGCAATTTTTTGTTGTTGCTGTTGTTTTACTCTAGTTGGCGTTTGGGCTTGTGCGGCTGGAGTTGTGGTGTTAACATTAAAACCTTTTCTTGCCAGTACTTTGGCAGCATCGGCCGCTTGTTTGTTTCTTTTATCTTGAGTTTTATCCCATTGTTTTTCTTGATAGCGATCGCCAACCGCAACAACTTTATTTTTTACATCATTATATTTTGTTTTGGCCGCGCTGATAGTGCTTTTGACTTTATCTAATAAACCTTCGTTGGTGCGCTGGCGCTTGGTTATTTCATGAATTTGCATCAGTTTTCCTTACGGTGCGAGTAAACTTGCCCGGGTCGCGAAGTTTAATAGCATTAATTAATTTGCGTGTAAGGTTCTCTGCTTGATCTGGTGCGTAGCTTTCGTCAATTTGTTCTAATAAAGAAATAGCAGACGCAATAATATTAGAGGCACGATTTTCAATTATATGGCGCTGATCGCGCTCAATATACATGCTGTCTAATTCTTCCAATAAACTACGGGTTTTCTTTTGCATAATTGCCAGAACCTTTTTATTATTTATTACAATTTAACTTATAGGCTGGCTTTTAATTCTGTTTAATTTGCCCCAACAATGCCTTTAATTTACTGCTTTGTACTTCGGCTGTAATTTTACTAACTTCGCCAGTATCAGCATCAATAGTTTCCCCATTATTAACCTTACTTTGTGTTTTTATACTGTCATAAATGCTAGATTTTTTGAATGAATTTACTGGGGTCGCATCTTCGGGTAAATCAGTAATACGCATTGTTTCAACATTATAGTCTAATTCTACCTTTTGCCCTGTACCGTTACTTGTACGAGTTTTCATACATTGTAATTGATAACGTCCACGCTCTTTCATAGCACGACTTGTAAAGATACCAAATACATTATCTGCGGTATTAATCTTAGAAATACCACCCGAAATATGACTATGGTCAAATTCAATTTCTTCTACAGCCGCACGATTTAATTGCGAAGCTGTTACTAATAATATATTAAGTTCTTTTGCTAAATTGCGTAATTCTTCCGAAACATATTTGTCTTTGACAAACAAATCATTGGGGCTAACTTTAGCTGAAACTGGCATTAATAAATCCAAATAATCAACCATTACAAAATCAATTTTAATACCTGTTTGAACTTGTACTTCTTTCAAATAGCTGCGTACATCATTAATGTTGCTTTGTGCTGGCAATGCTTTAACACGATATTGCCCGGCTTTCTTACCAAACATCTTAATTTTTAATTCAGCTGTTTCCAAATCTTTACGAATATCTTTAGTTGACATACTGGACAACATAGCATCAGTACGCAACCCAACTAATTCTTCTGAAAGTTCTAAACTAATATATGCGCCGCTAAGTCCTTGCTCTAGCCAACTAATAGCAATATTCATCATAACTAACGATTTACCAGATCCAGAGCCGCCAGCAAAAATATTCAATTCCCCACGACTAAATCCGCCATATAAAATCTTATCCAGGGATGGCCAACCAGTGCTTACCTGGCCGCCACTATTAAAATACTTGTCATTACGACCTCTTGGATCAGCAAAATAATCTGTGCCCATATCTTTTTGCAAACTAATTTGAACTGCATCTTTGATTAGTTTTTCTACAGGCGCAAATTCGCCTTTATCCAACATGTCATACGATTTAAGAATTGCTCTGCTAAGTTCTTCCTTTTTAGTAAAACCTTCAAACTCCTCCATAAACCAATCTAAGTTACCATCTGGGAGATCCGGCAATGTTTCCAACTTGGAGCCAGTTGCCGCATTAATTTGTTCCAGTATAGGAAGTGAGCCATGCTCTTCAAAATGAGTTTTGACAAATTGTGCCGCTGGGCGGATACTTCTGTCAAAATTTTCTGGGTTATAGATATTTTGAACACGAACAAATGATTCAGCATCGCTGAGCATCATTTCTAAAAATAATTTTTGTACTTCAACACTATAGTCTTTTAACAAGTTGCTTCCTTTTTATTTCAATTTTATATTTGTTAGTTTCTCTGGCATTTAATATAGTTAGTAAAGTCGCAACCTTACCCATACAAATTACAGCATCATTTACATCTTTAATGCCAGCGGGCCATTCGGGAATACTTACACCCCAGCCCAATTCTATTGCTTTATTTACTAACGCCATGCCAGCTTGATCCTGATCAGGGACCACAGTAATATTCTTACCTAAACTTTTAATTACTTGAACTTGCGTATTGTTAATATCGTTGTGTAATACTGCCAGACCATTAATAGCAAGTGCGTCAAATACTCCTTCTACTACAATTAAATGTTCCCAATTATCTTTTTGCAAATCAACCCCAAACACATAACCTTGTTGTGTATCCGATATAAATTTAGGTTGCCTACCATCGATAAATCTAGCTGTATTTCCTACCATTACACCTTTGTGAGTGAAAGGTATTACAATTTGTTTGCCTAATCTTCCTTCGGCAGTTGGACTTACCATATATGGATAACTCAAACAATCAATACATCTACTTTCCAAGTATTCAATATACGGGAAATGAGCAGGATTGTCAATGTTTATAAGTTCCAAATTTGGAGGCAAATCACGCTCTTCAAATTCAACTGCTTTAATCTGAGTCTTTTGATTTTCTATCAAACCATTCATAGTTCGATGTCTTAGACTTTCAATATTAATTTGTTCTATGCTTTGCTGATCTACTCCTAACCATTTTAATAAATTGCGAGCTTTAAATGACAAGTTGCGTCCTAAAATAAAACTAGCGGTGTATCCACAATTAAAACAATGATAACTCCATCCGTTTTCTGTGTTAGGTTTAATACCGCCCCGTTGTCTTTTATCTTGATTATCGCCTCTGTGAATGCAACAAGGAGCATTGAATGATATCCAGCCTGAGCTGGTATGTTTTCGTTTACTTGGAAGAAAAGAAATCACATCAATCATGCTATGATTATAGCAGATTTAAACGGCAAAATCAACCTTTAACGGTAGAGTATATTGGTAATATAGCCAGTTGAAATGATTGGGAAGGCGCCTTGTTGAGCCGGAGGAACAGGATAATTCTGCTGGTTAACACCGCCCGATGGAATAGGCCAGTAACCAGATCCACCGTTGATAATATTAAATCCAGTAACTGTTCCGTTAACATCGATATTAGCAGTAACTTCGGCACCCGATCCATTACCTACAATGTCAACTTTTGGTGGAGCCAAATATCCATATCCACCATTTTGTATAACCATATCTGTAAGTACTCCGTCATTGCATACCGCATAAGCAGATGCTGGTACTCCAGGAGGATGTGGAGTTGAAAAAAGACTATTGTTGAAACATAATCTTAACAAGGGATACCAGCCAACTATATTCATATAAATTGTTTTTGTTTCGTCATAGTAAGTTGTTGATTCAGTAATGTTAAAGAAGATGCTTTGATAATTTTGAGCAAACTGAGCCTTAATGGTTCCGGTATATCCAATTAAATCCATTTGAATTGTGGTAATGTAATTTCTTGGTTCAATAAAACTGGAATAAAATTCTGTATTTTGATAGTTATTATTGTACCAACTGCCGTTGCCCCCGTAATACCAGTTGCCTGCCCACCCTGGGTATTGCTCGTAGCCAGCCCCATCGAAACTTGTCTGCGAGCTTATGCTTGTGGTGGGAATCGTAAGTGGAATACTTGGCACAAATTGCGGGAATACTGAATTTACTAAATCAATTGGAGCTCGGGCACCAGCTTGGGCATTAGTAAATACAGCTTGGTTTAAATTCCCGCTTTGTACACTAATAGAATATGATGCTGGTTGAGCAATTAATTCTAATGTATCTTCTCCAAGAATAGTCACCTTAACTTGGCCAGTTGCCGCATTGAGGATGGTCATTGGAGATTGTAACAATAACACAGTTCCTGCTGTATTTGTTATACGAAAAGTAAAGGTACAGCCGTTTACATTAACAGGTTTTTCGTCCTGGTTAACAAAGGAAAATAGGAGGACATTATCTACTCCTAAATTTAAAGTTAATCGTTTAGCGTACACTGGATCGTACCTCATAGTAAAATATTGCCCGCTGCTGTCGAGCAATAATACCTGTGTTTTTTGCTGATAAAGATAAGCGGTGGTTGAATACATACATATTATTTAGCAATATTTAATCATATACTTTTATACCATAAATATTCCAAATGACAACTAATAACAATAGATGAACGCAGAAATTTTCAAAAAGTTAACTGACAAATACCCGTTTATAACGCTGTGTCTCTACTCCTCCCAAGAATATGTAGGCATTATACAAAATCGAGACGATGTTGTTACTACTATCTATGATTTCGGTAGTATTACAGATCTAGAAGTAAAAAATTTGTTCTTAGTATTGTCCAATGTTTGGTGGTGGGAAAGTATTAGATCAATACCTATTAATATCTATTTGAAACAGGAATGGGATCCATTTAGAGGCTACTTGCGTACATTCATTAATAAAGATCTTGAAATTCTACACGGCCCAGTGTGTAGTCTAGCTGAAATAGGACGCAAAAAATCCAAAAGGAAAAGTATTACTTTAGTGCGTCGGATGGATTAATTTCATCCAGTAAATTCATATGTAATGCTACTAACATTGCGTAGCTTAGACTGTGGGACTTCTTAAAGACAAAACCTTTACTATCATCTCCGTCCCACACAAATTCAAATATTTCATTCCAGGGTTTGTTCTGTAGGTGTGCTTTGCCTGGTCGAATAATTGCAATAAAAGCTGCCATTCTTGGAATTGAATCGGGTTTCATTTTTATTATTAAATCAGTGTAATTTCCTACATGAGCTAGTTGTTTTGTCCACTCGATATCAGTCCATAGTCTTTCCCAAGATGGTTCTTTTTTCAACATTTCTTCATAATGTTCCGGACTTTTAATTAGCTGATAAACTGACATGTTTAGTAAATCAATTTTAAAATATCCACGAGTCTCTGCTTCTTCGTAAGTGATGGCCGCACATTGATTGACTGGGTCATATGGAATGTCGGTAACATATACTCCCGAATTGTGTTTTCGAATTTGCCCTTGATGCAATTGTCGTGCTGGTATTGATCGAATAAGTTTTAAAACTTGTTCTCGATCTGCCAAATCAATATCGATATCTGCTGACATTACCACCCGGCCTTTTGCAATAGTTCTTGTGCTTCTATACGATTCGCTGGATCTTCTTTTAATTTTTTAGTCCATACATCAGGATCTATATATGTCCATACCATTGTTTGATGTTCAGTATTCATTTCTGCTAAAAATTTTTGTCCGGACTCACAGTTATATAATATCCACGGACTAATACGGCCGTTGACTATGGCACTAGTTATTACATTATGATTACCATAACGCAGATAATCTTGGGACGGTGCCTGTTTTTCTTCAGCCCAAGTCAGTGCGTGTTCTATACCACGAGCCAACGCATCTTCCATACGCTCTACTTTAAGATAAAATAATAAATATTCTTCATAAAGTTTATCACTACACCAATAATCCAATTTTTTATTTTGTTTTAGCACCCATTCTGTAAAGCGAGCTGGGTTAATAACTTTTGTACTTACACAATATCTGCCAAATTTTACAAAGGCTTTGTAGTAAGGACTTTCACAAAAATCATCATATGTTTTTAGTTTAGCTGATCCTTGTGTTAGTTCATAAAATTTTAAATAAGAATTAAATCCTAGCCTAACTCCAGCTTCGTCTTTTGTTTGTCTACGACGCCTAGGTTCACAAGAATGAATTGTCAAAGAAGATTCTTTGATAAAATTCTTCTTACAATACTGGCATGTATAACTCATTCTTCTGGATTGATAGCAAAGTTTCGTTCTAATTTTTCTTTTTTGATATAAGCAATTGAATCCGATGCCGTGGCCTTTGGATTTAAAAACAACGGTAAAAGTCTAGCAACTTCGTTGGCTGTAATGTTTTTTACAGGCTTGTATCTAAATACAGTACCGTCCTTGTCAACAAATTCTACTTGTTTATAGCCTGGCTCTGATGGGCCAGATTTTTTTGAAAAAAACCAAATCATTTTTTACTCTCCTGTCCTAATTTTTTCATGTATGCATCTATATCTTTTTTAGTATTAATTTTTGACATTAAATCTATTTCGTCATCTTTTAAATGTGGATATAGTTCAGCAATTTGTTTTTTAATACTACCAACGCCTGGTTCTTTCTTTTTTGTAGCAATCCAGTTGTGTCTAAAGGTTCCCATACCTGGACTAACAGTAGTTGCTAACAGCCATTGTAATTTAGGATGTTTATGTAACGGGAAAAAATTTTTGTTGAGTCGTTCATTTGTAGAAATAAGATAAAATTCTTGTAAATCTCTACTGCCGTTTACACTACTACCATATCTAATCATTAAAAATGTGGCGAATTTTTTACGCTCCTCGTCAGTCAAACTGTCGTAAAAATCACGATTCTTACGATCAAATTGCGTCATTTCGTTATTAATACTTAGCTTATCCACGAATTAAAATGCCTTATTGTAATCTACTACTTCACAAGTGCGACTAATATCTTTGACAAAGTATACACATTCTGGTTCTTTACCGTCACTTATTGGAACGCATAGCATTTGACCATTTTTAAGTTTAGGAGCATACCATGCTACATCCTGATAGACATCTAAAATTTCTACATCAAGAAAACTTGGTCTGAAACTGGATATTGGATTAAACTGAAACGCTTTGAATCCACGGTCATTTAGTGCCGACAATGGTATAACTTCTAGATCACCAAAATCTGGCTCGCCAATTAATAGTTGCCAATCAACAGGCATACGAATTTTATGTTCGCCAATTTTTAATACTAACGCAGGAGCATTAAAATTTTCTAAAAAAATTAATGGAATATAGTGATAGTCTGGGT